GGTATGTGGTCAGAGAGACTGAAGCTGGTACAGCTATTCCTGCTGATTGGACTACTTTTAGAACTGATGTCAGAAGCACAGCAGCAGATATGCAAAGCAAAATAGATGCTTGTACCACAGTTGATGAGTTAGCAGCCTTGTATGAATACAACGATGCTGAACCACCTGTCAGACCATTAGGAGAATGGCCAACACCTCCATCTAGTTAATGACTAATAAAGCGAGGTCTTATACAATAAGGCTATGGCATTATTTCCAATAACACCCCCCGCAGGAATCGTAACCAATGGTACAGACTACGCCAATAAAGGGCGTTGGGTCGATGGTGATTTGGTGCGTTTTGAAAATGGTTATCTAAAACCTATTGGCGGGTGGGAAAAACTCAAAGCAACAGCATTAGACGGAGCTATTATAGGTCTTTATGGCTATAAAGATAATACTGGTGAAAATGTTTTAGCAGTTGGCACAAGAAAAAAAGTCTATGTGTTATATAAAAATGTTTGGGATGATATAACTCCAACAGGATTTGTTAATGATGCAAGTGATGATCCATTAGGCTTTGGTGCTTACACTTATGGCTCAGAAGACTATGGCGATGCCAGGAGTCAATCAGGCTTAGTCTTACAAGCTGGTTATTTTTCTTTTGATAACTGGGGCGAAGATCTAGTCTTTACCTTTTCTAAAGATGGCAAGATCTATAAATGGCGACCAAACTCAGGCGGTACAGCCGATACCATAGCAACAGTTGTAACCAACGCACCTGTAGGTAATTTATCGGCCTTGGTAACTAATGAAAGACATTTAGTGGCTATAGGTTCAGCTAGTGACCCCAGGAAGGTTGCTTGGTCAAACAGGGAAGATCGTAACAACTGGACATCGAAGGCCACAAACACAGCAGGAGATTTGCAAATACCAACAGGCGGTAGAGCCTTATTTGGTGTTAAATATAGATCCGATGTTATCATTTTCAGTGATACTGGTATTAACAGAATGTTCTACTCTGGCTCACCTTTTGTTTATGGCATTGCTGATGCTGGAACTAACTGTAAATCAATCAGCTCAAGAACAGTTGTATCAACAGGTAACTTTTTAGCGTGGATGGGTGAAAACGCTTTCTATATTTACGATGGCAATGTAAGAGAATTGCCTTGCGAAGTACATGATTATGTCTTTGACCAAATCAATGTAGCGGGTAGAGGTGCGTGTTGGGGCGGACATAACTCTAACTTTAATGAGATATGGTGGGGATTTCCGAGCGGTGATTCACAATACACTTCAAATAAATATGTTATCTGGAACTACAATACAAACGCCTGGTCTATTGGTTCTATGGACAGAGGCTTTTGGATTGATCAGGGTGCATTTACTTATCCGATAGCAGGTGACTCTCAAGGTTTTGTGTATGAACATGAATCAACCACATTAGATAATTCACCCAATCTAAACTCACAGGTACCATTTTGTGAAACAGGCCCAATACAAATAGGTAATGGTGATAACTATGTGCAATGCAATCAAATATTACCAGACGAAGAGGCTAACTCTTTACCTGGTGTTACCCTCAGTTTCAAAGGTCGATTTACTCCACTAGGCCCTACAACGGACTTTGGATCATTTACTTTTGAAAATGATGGCTATACTGATGCAAGGTTTACAGCAAGGCAGGTACAAATGAAAGTTACAGGCAGCACAACCCAAGACTTTCAAGTTGGTGACATTCGCCTGGATGTTAAGAACAGAGGCAGAAGATAATGCAGTTTGCATCTAAAGATCAATACCTACAAAGGGCGGCAAACTCTAAAGTTTATTTGACAAGCACAGGTGTAACCACCTTTTACACAGCACCTACAGGCGGTGACTTTGATTTTGCTGTTATTGAATCAATTATTACTTGTAACAATCACTCTGGACAAACAAATATTACCCTCACGCTTACAGACACATCATCTAATGTGTTTTATTTGTATGATGGTTTTGTTGTTGCGGCAGATACTACACATGAACTATTAAATAAAAATTTAATTTTAACTGCTGGTGAAATATTAAAAATTACAGCAGCCGATGCAAATAAAATATATGCGGTTGCAAGTATTGTAGAGTATGGAAAAGGCGATTAATAAAGTTACACCGATAAAAAAACAACCTGAAGAATGGGAGATTCAATGGCAACGCTGTAAGCCTTTAATTGAAAAAGCTATAGAATACCAAGACTCCTATACAATTGACGATGTAGAAGCTAAAATAGAAAATGGAATAGCCTTATTATGGCCAGGAAAAGAAACAGCTATTGTTACAGAATTTGTAGTTTTTCCTAATAAGAAAGTATTACACATTCTTTGCATAGCTGGTAAATACGAAGAAGTGGAAGAGATTTATAAAAGTATAGAAAGCCACGCAAGAGAAATAGGTATAGATAAAATTACTGGAATTGGTCGTAAAGGTTGGTTTAGAAAGGTTAAACACCTTGGATTTGAACAAGAATACATGATAAGTAAAGAGTTATAGGATAGATATATGGCATCAGCAATACCAACAATCGCAACAGTCATTGGAGCTGGGGCAGCAGCCAAACAAGCATTTGATCCTGAAACAGGCAAGCAAACTACACAAATGGATCCGGCTCAACAGGCCATGTATGAAGATCTTTATAGAAGATCTCAAGGCATAGCGGCACAACCATTTGTACCCTACACAGGTAAAAGAGTTGCTGGGTTTTCCCCGGATCAGCTTAGAGCTTTTCAAGCCACCCGTGGTATGTTTGAATCTGGTCAACAATATGATCCGCTTGGAACACTTAGTCAGCTAGGCCAACAACCAACACCAGGCTTGTTACAAGCAGATATTGGTGCATATCAATCACCTTATCAACAACAAGTGATCGATCAAACGATGGCTGATATACAAAGACAATCTGATATTGCACAGCAACTAGCACAATCAAGAGCAATTAAGGCTGGTGCATTTGGTGGATCTCGTTCAGCTTTACTTGAAACTGAAGCGACTAGACCTTATATAGAACAACAAGCAAGAACTTCAGCCGCATTGCGACAAGCTGGTTTTGAACAGGCACAAAGGGCCGCAGAATCAGACATCGAAAGACAGATGCGAGACAGACAATTCCAGGCTGGTATTCAACAAAATTTACTTGGCGAACAATACAGAAGCCTTGGATTGCTTGGTGGTATCGGTGGCCAACAACAACTCTTACAACAAAGAGCATTAGATGTTCCTTACCAAGAGTTTGGCAGGGCGTTAGAGTATCCGCAACAACAGTTTGGATTATTATCACAAGCTGTCAGAGGAACGCCATCATTTGGTGGCACAGCACAATATCAACCATCTACAATGGAAGGCGTAACATCCGCACTAAACATTCTTGGTTCTCCATTTATGCAAAATGCTTTTAGTGGTATGGGTGGTGGTGGCGGTGGATCTATTTATAATCCAAACGCAACAGGCGGTGGGATGTAATGGCAAATTCATTTCAAAAACTAGCAGACATTCTTAACATCGAAAATGCAAGACTATCCGGTGATCCTAGAAGATTACAAGTTGCATCACAGATGCAAGAAACAAAAGAATTGAAACAAGCAAACGCACAGAGCGAGGCTGAGATCAACAAAGCGATTGATGAGTCTAACTTGCCTGAAAGTCAAAAGAGATTGTTAAAGGCTTTAAGCCTAAGAGAGAAAGCCGCTTTGTTCCTGGAAACACAAAAGCCTGAGAAAGGATTAACTCCTAACGAAATGGTTAAAAACGAAGAGGCTAAAGTTTTACAAAAATTAAAAATACTTAATGGAGATGTAACAAAATTAACTCCATATGAAAAAAATATTTATGACAACTATGTTAAAGGCGGAAGCATAAATCCGTTTATGGAGTTGATAGCCAAAGAAATTAGTGGCAAAGGAGCAACTCCACCTCCGGGAGATACCGGTAATGATTACACAGACACAGGAGAAACTACTCCTGATGGTAAAAAAATTGTTATGAAGGACGGAAAAAGATTTGTTTTAAGTGAGTAAATATGAAGCTCATACCAGTAGAAGAGTATCAACCGCAAGATAGTCAAAATCAAAAACTAATTCCCCTGGAAGAATATAAACCCAAACTAATTCCCTTAGAGGAATATAAAGAAGAACCCAAAGATCCATCTTTTTTTGGCGATATCCCAGAAGCAGAATTAAAACAAGATCCTGAATTTATTAGAGCCGCAAAAAGCATTTATAAATGGAATGAAGGTAGAACTTTTGGTTTTAAAAACAAAGAACCAAAAAAATTAAACTCAGACGAACAGTATGCTGATTACGCCCTTAGATATATGGGGTGGTTTAATTACAACATACCCAAAATGGGAAAAGAAATCGCAGATTTGAAGCACGATGCCACAGAGCAACAAAAAAATGATTTTGTTACCTTGATGGATAAATATGACCAAAAGAAAATTAGTTTAGCCGGTACAGGAAGATTTGCCGCAGGTGTGCTTTCAGATCCTAGCACTTATGTTGGTATAGGAACTTTTGGTGCTGGATTGGCCGCAAGACAAACAGCAAAAGCAGCCGCCAAAAGATCTATAAGAGAAATGGTTAAATCTGGTTTAAAGGTTGGTGGAACTATTGGTGCATTGGAAGGTGCAACTTATACAGTTGTTGATGATCGCCTTAGACAGTCAGCAAGAATACAAGCTGGTCAACAAGAGGGTTATGATTTTAGTCAAGGTGCCAAAGCAGCAGCACTAGGAGCTACATTGGGTGGGGTTTTAGGCGGAACTGTTGGTGCTGTATCAGGAAGATTTAAAGGTAAAAAAGTTGTTCAATTTGAAGATAATGTAGATAAAGAACTTGTTGATCTAGGGTTGGATCCACAAAAAGCAAGACAAGCTGAAACATATGATCCTTGGGCGGATCCAATAGAAACACAAGATCCAGTTAAAAGAGCAAAACAAATAGAAAAAAATGTTAAATACCAAGAGCAATATAAAGATTATAGAGCCGGTAAACTCCAAGATATTAAGATTGACACAAAGCCAAAGGAAATAAATGTTAAGCCTGGAACCTTGGGTGATCTAGTAATAAATGATCCGCAAGGATTTATTAAAGAAGTTTACAATGTTGATGCTCCAGATGTTTCTTATCCAAAATTAAAAATAATTAAAATTGATGATGGTGATACTGGTGAGCCTAGATTTAACTTGGTGCAAAATCTTTCTTTAAAAGATGCTTACGATGA